ATGTAATCACTAATATCAGTATTGACAACGATGGTAATTTAATTAGAAATATACAAAAAACAGAAAATGAGAAATTGTCAACACTGAATGTAGTAAACACTACATATTTAGAACTTGATATATTCGTCCTTGATAATCAAATTAAGCTTTCAAAAAACGGTATACCTACCGGAACTAACTGGACAAATTATTTCTTAGCATTTTCAGATAGCTTTTACGAACCGTGGATAACCGAAATAAGATTGCAAAACTCAAATTTTGCCAGTGACATTATAGGAACTGTAAAAGTAAACATAGACGATCAATCTATCTTAGATGTGCGGTGGGATACTGATTCTATACCAGGTGATACAGTTATCAGTGGTCCAACTGGTAGCAAAAATAAAATAGATTATATAATTGATCCAACTAAAACAAATCCAGAAAATCTAAAATTTATTGGATTAAGGATGATATTATTAGGTCAGGGTATTGGTGCAGCAATTAATGATGACGGAGCAGATGCCTGGAAAAACACAGATGGCTCTGATTTTATTGCACAAGCAAATGACATCGTAGAATGGGACGGTTCTAAATGGCATGTTGTATTTGATTCGCTAAACGCAACTTCAATCGTTTACACTACTAATCTCAATACTGGCATCCAGTATAAATTTGATGCAGGAGAATGGTTATTGTCTTATGAAGGAGAATATCCAAAAGGATCTTGGAGAATAGTGTTTTAATATAACTACTTGTATGAAAGAGATTATATGTAGTGGTGCATTGTTTTTTGCTGTTGACACACAGAGATTTTTATTTTTACACAGAGCGCAAGGCAAACATAAAGATGTATGGGGGTTAGTAGGCGGGTTAAATGAAGATACTGAATCTCCGTGGACCGGATTGCAGCGTGAAATAATAGAAGAAATTGGTAATGTTGATATTAAAAAATCTATACCTTTAGAAACATTCATCAGCAAAGATAGTAAATTTTTATTTCATACATATCTATGTATAGTTGACAATGAATTTATACCACAATTAAATCATGAACATAATGGTTATTGTTGGATGATTCCTCGTTACTGGCCTTACCCATTACATCATGGCTTAAAACGTACCTTAAATGACAAAATTAATCAAGTTAAATTAGACACAATCCTACAGTTAATAAGTTATTTTAAATGAGCAATAATCCTGGAATAATTGAACAAACTTGGGGATATGAACTAGTATGGGCAAGTAATGAATTATATTGTAGTAAATTACTTGTTTTTAATGTTGCAAACGCTCAAACTAGATTAATTTTCCATAAACAAAAAGATAAAAGTTGGTTTGTTAATGTTGGCAGTTTTAAACTTACTTATATTGATATAACCAATGGTAAAACTTTCCAAAAAGTTTTAAACGAAGGAGAAGTTTTTAATATTCCACCTAGTTTGCCGCATCAAATAGAATTAATTGGCAACAACGGTAGTATATCAGAAGTAGGAACTGCTGATATTGATGATGATACTTTCTATTTAACCTAGTGTAAGAAAAGATTATATGCTAGTGATCTATAATTAACAAATTTTTTATTAGTTAATTTTGTATTATCAGCAGGAAAAAGTTCTACGGTTACTTCTGTAAATTTTGCAGTCGATGGTGTGGTTAACCCTATTGTTGAATCATTTATCACTGATTCATTTAGTGTAGAAGATGAAATATCTGTTGTAGTTATAGTGGTATCGTGCACTGGTATTGTTGTTCCAGCATCGTCTATTATTCCTATAACTCCGCTGTCTTCACCTAATACTGTAATCCTTGTATCTAAAAAACTAACTGTTGAAATTTGTAAATCACCGCCAACAGATAAATTTTTCTGTATACCAACTCCGCCTAGTACAGTTAATGCACCATTATCAGGAAATGTTGAATCTGTTTTAGTATCAACTGTAACAGTTGCAAAGGTAGGACTGGTGTAAACTATATTAATTGGATAGAAAGAACTAGAACCAGTTGCATTGTAATATATTACATTCTGATCATAGTATTTTGGTATAGTTAATAAAACATATCCTGTTGATTTTCCTTGTGCTTCAATTCCTTCTACCTGTGTACTATGTCGTAAAGGAGCCGAAATAAAAGTTGTTTTATCACTGTCATACAAATTAAAATTTAAGTTTTCTAATGACAATTTAAAAACATACTCTTTGTCTCTTTCTAGTGTTATCGTAGGATTTGATGATAAATTATCGGTCCAATAAAAATTGCCGTTATTTTCTGTGATTTCAAACGAAGGTCTGCTTACATTAACTGGAAAATCTAATGTAATTTGATTTGCAATTATATTTCCGTAATGGTCTACAGAAAAGAATGGGCTTTTGTATCCTATTTCCGAGTCAAACTGAACTGATTCTGCTTTGATCATTTATAACAACACCATTTAATGTTACAAAGGTGTTTGATTGTAATAGTAATTCACCTGATACATACAATCTAACCCTTCGATCCTTTGTCTTTTAGGTGAAATTATGACATCTACATAGCTTTCATTAACTGTTGAATACACATCTATTAATTCGATATTAGTAGACAATCGAGAATGTATTCTAATTTTAGAACTATTAACAACTCCAATTACTGAAAATTTTAATACTTCTTTATTTAGACTATCGAATCCTACGTGTACAGTGTACTCTGCTAGATAAAAATCACTTACATACCATCTGTCTAGTGTTGTATTTTCGTAGATCTTGTTCCACGGTCCATGATATGCGTATCCATTACTGTTTTGAACTAGTAATGTATTATTTGGTCCAGACTGGAATGGTACGAGTGTAGTTGACATAATTTATACCTTCTAGTAAATATTTATTCATTTTTAATGATAATTAATTTACTAATCTCTGGCAGATATAAATACTCAATTTTACTCGTTCTTAGTGTTGCAATAGCATGATCGAGTGTTTCAACAAGCGGTTCCCCGCCTAGATTAAAGCTGGTATTGAAAAGTACTGGTACTCCTGATTTCTTATAAAATTCATTAATTAAATTATAAAAATGTTCGTTTTGATCTTTAGTTACAGTTTGTATCCTACAAGACCCGTCTACATGGATTATTGATGGAATTTTTTCTGCTTTTCCAGGTTTACACGAAACAGCATACATCATATACGGTGATTCGGATAAACTTTCCATTTCAAACCATTCGGCTGCGTGTTCTTGTAAAATAGTGCCTGCAAATGGTCTAAAATATTCTCTATTTTTTACAGTATTAACAAAATCTTTTCCATCCGCAAAGGTAGGATCAAATAATATACTACGATTTCCTAGCGCACGAGGACCATTTTCGCTCTTACCTTGGAATATTGTAACAATATTTTTTGCTTGTAGCAAATTAACTACATCTTCGTAAGAAGCATCTATCATAGTTTCGTTTTCTGCAGTTAATTCTTTTTCAATATCATCTATATTAAGTACAAATTGTCCACCTAAATAAAGAGTTTGTAAAGATTTGTTTATTTCCTGTGATTTAGTAATTGCATGATGGGTTAATAAAGCAGCGCCCATTGCAATTCCTGAATCATTACTAACTGGTTCTACATATATTTCAATTCCTTCGTTGCGAAGCTGTTGTAGATAATAATAATTAGCAACACAATTTAATCCATAACCTCCACTTATAGTAATGCGATTATTATTAGAAATTTTTGCGGCATATTTAATTAACTTTACCATTTCTTGTTGTGATTGTATCTGGCAAGCATATGCCATATTTTTTTGCATTACATGAAATTCTTCAGCGTCTTTTGGTGCTTCAAAAATTGCATTTGTATTAACTATACCAGACTGTGGATAAAAAGGAATAACATATCTGCGATCTGATATTGGAAATTCTTTCTCTTTAGAATCAAACAAAGACGGAATTCTTTCATCTGGTCCACCGTAAGGAAATAATCCCATTGTTTTACCTGCTTCAATAGCATTAAATCCGCAAAATAAAGTTACTCCTTCGTATACTTTAACTAACCCTGCACAATCATTCATAAAAGATCTATGAGTATTATTAGGTTCTCCTAACAATTTGGAATCACTTTCTATAAATTGAGTTTCAGTTGGTTCATTTGTACCATAATGTTTAAAAAGTGTTTTAAAATTAAAAGGATATTCGCAAGAAATAATTGATTCTGTCTCAAAGTAAACAAAAGGTTTTTCATTGTTTGATTTCATAGCTGTATAAACAGAACCTGCTCCATCAGCAACTACAGCAGTACAATCTTCCCATCCTGATTTATAGAATGCCAATGCAGCATGTAATTTATGATGATATTGTCCTAGGTCAATAACCTGTGGATGATACATTAATCCTTCTTCTAAATATGGATATGCAGGATCTATTAATCCTAGCTTTCTGGCTAGTGCAGTATACATATCATCACCTGCATAATCTACATTCATAGCTCCATAGATAGGAGATGTTCCTGCTATTACTAAATAATCTATTTTTTTAGTGTAATCTAAAATTTTAACCATAGAAGCAAACGGAGTGCCATCGTACTTTTTCCGCGAAAGTCGTTCTTCTTCTATACTGTAAACAATATTTCCATCTTTGAGTAAACAAACACCAGCATTATGACCTCTATTGATACCAGCGATCCAACCAGTTGTATATTTTAAATTTTCTAATTCCTTCATTTTTGTTTTTTTCCAATTATTGCGTTAATAATGTAATCTATAATTTCAGGAGTCATCATCATAATTTTTTCAGATTGTCTGTCAATTCTTTCGTCTTGGCAAATCCTAATCGGACTAAATTCTCTATCGTGTTCTCCTAAATCAAAAATATTAAAATTTTTATTTTCTGGATATGAGACATTTATTGGAAATGTAGATCCGATAACAACCGATGTCAGTGTATCAACTGCATACGCTAAATGTTGTCCAACACTATCACAACCAAAAAAATGATCGCAATATTTTATTATTGCAGCCCATTTCCTTAAATTTATATTTTGTAATATAACTATGTCGTCTTTAAATTTATCTTTTGTAAAGTCAAACTGATATTCACTCATAATTATAATAGCATAATTTTTTTCTTGGAATTTAGTTATTAATTTTTTTAGATCACTGTATTCAATACTACGTCCAGAAGGATCAAAAAAAGTTTCGTCAATATATTGAATACCTCTACCAAATGGTTGTATAATTAATAATTTAGTTTTATTTAACTTTTTTTTAATATCTGAAACAATTTGTCTGCCAGTTAGTAATTCTTCTTTAGATAATACAAAAGTAGGTTTTGCTAACGGTCTTATACCTTTGTTGTTTATTTGTATATCAACTGCTTGTGAAATATTACATTTTTGATTATAATATTCCCAAACACGATATGGTTCAACAGTTACAATATCTTTATCTTTAATTTTTTCTTTGAATAAATTCTTATGCCAATGATCGTATGTTCTATAATCTAATGTTGGGTGACCTTTAAGCATTTCTGTGCCACCTTCACATACAATTATAAAATCTTTATCATTAGATTCTTGTTCATATTTTTCAAGGGCTGGTATCGAACATAACATTCTACCAGCACCTCCATTTAAAAAAAACGCTTTTGATCTTTCCATTCGTCTCCTGAATAATATTATTATATATCATAAGACTCAGGATCGGCGAATAGGTTGTGGTTTTTTTAATTTACTGATGGTAAATCAGTTGGCCATTGGATTTTCCATGGATCTACATCCGCATATTGGATAGGTAAAGATTCTAACCATGTTTTATGATTTTGTAATTTCAGTAATTGATCATCTGTATACCAATCACGTTTATTATTAATTGCATTAATTACTGCTTCTAATTCAGATGTAACAGCATTATTAAATTTTTCTTTTGTTTGATCGTGGACTTGAAATAAAGGCTCGGTCCACGTGTTATTGATATATTTTAATGAATTTATATCATACCAACTTATAATATTCCCCCATGAAAAAGTATAGGTCATGTTTTCATTTATCACCTCTTCATAATCGGCAATTTCCTCATGTGTAACTGTCCAAGACTGTAAAATTGCAGCTACTATTGGAGTTTGAGCAGAATCAACTACGATAAATGCCGCATTATCTTGCCTAGATTTTAATGTATCTAATTCTAAATCGTCAATTGAATTATCTGATGTTTTATCTAAATAATATATTTTTCCGTTAATATTATTAATGCAAACTGCTAGATATCTTGGTCCATTATAAGTACAATTTACAGTTGTATTTTGTTCAAAAACATTTTTATATGGTTCATCTGGCATTACTATAGTAAAATTTTTAGTCATAATTTTTTCCATTAAAAAGTATTTAAAGTATTACTAGCGGAGAGAAATGTTATTTTTACAGCACCCATTCCGCCTCTATGTCCACAATCAGCAACACCAGCACATCCATATCCTGCAGGAGCGCCTGTTCCTATGGGTACTAAAGAAATGCATCTAATATGCTGATGACAAGCACATATGCTTCTGCCTACATGGCAATTAAACGGGTGCAGAGCCGACGGTCTTCGTCTAGCCCAGTTAGTTGCATTCATCACAGCATAGATAGATTGGTCGCCCGGATGAGGCATTCCGCCTGGTCCATCTGCAACTCTTGCCATTGCATATGTAGCGCCTAGTTGTGCATCAGGATCACTGGAGTGAGTTTGACCACTGTGGAATAATCCATATGGATAAGGAGTCCACGGTTCTGTACAACATCTATTAACATTACAAGCACTACCCCATATTTTTGCCCAACTAATTGGTCCAGGCATATTTACATCTCCGCCAAATGCTAGAGCTTCGTCGCCGTGACTACCAGCTGTGCAGTGTTTGTTACAAATAATTCCACAACCTGTACATTCTATTGCATCGTTATTAATCCAATGTGTATGATAAAAATCAGCGGCGGTGTAACAACAATACATGTTGGTACCATTAGAACAGACGCGATAACCACTAGCTCCACCTTCTGCACACATACATCCTGAAATCAAATTACTATAAGGTGCAGGCACCACGTGCGTATAACAAATTGTTGTTGCACAAGATCTATCCCAAATTACTCCAGGATTATCATTCCATGTTGAATCACCTATCTTACCGGTTATGTATGAGATTCCTTGTTGTACCGGTATTGTTTTTTTGGCATAAGCTCCTGCATTACCTGGTAACGAGAAAGCACAATCACATGTATAAGGAGTGCTACCACCTCCTCCCCAGATTTCTATAATTGCAGTTCCGTTACCTGGCGCACTCCAGCAAAAGCAATCATTTGCTGCTACTACTGCATCGTTAACATGGGTTGGATCTGGCACATAATAATGGGTTTTTTCATTTACCGGACGTGAATAAAAATATATTTGTCCTTTTTCAATCAATCTATCTGTATCAGCAGATCTATCGTGAAGTAATTTGCTTAATTTTATTGCAGCCATGTTTAATATTAACTCCGTAAAAACTTTATTTGTACTTGTCCATCACCGCCACCGAATGCCATATTTCGACAATCTGGTGTATGCAAAGTAGGGGACCCTGGAAATGCCGGAGGCAACTGATTTAAGTATTTGTGACTATCTGAGCAGGCATAGTGAGCACAGCCATAACAAGTTGCCATTGCATATCCTTGTCTGCCCATTAATCGTATCATATTAATATATTCTATATTACCACTATATTGACAACAATAAAAATCGTTAGTGCAGGAAATTGGTACTACAAGGGTTGTTCCACATGTACTAAATCGCATAGGAGGAGTCCTCATAAAATAAACATATACACATTTTCCTTCAGGTGCGCAACAGCCTACATACATACAACTTATACCACCACAAATATTAATATCTCCACCAGATGCCCTTGCATAACTAACTGTATCATTAGCACAATAACTCTCGTTAAACTTATTACAATAGTAACCGCATATTGAACTATGAAATCTTGTTGCACACATTTCATTGGTGATATTTGTAATCATATTGGCTGTAGATGTGGCGCACCATGATGAACCATTCTGACCACTTGCAGCACACATAGTTGCATTTAATCTATCCTCTACACAAACTACAGTAGGAAATCCAATAGATCTTCTAGGAACGGCTGAATCTTTGTTTGCACAAGCTACACAACCACGAATGCGTTCTCCTTTTTCAACAAACAGTGTTTTCTTTGCATATGATCCAGGATTTGGAGGTACTGATAGCATACAACAGCAAGTAGTAGCTGAACTGCCTCCTGCTCCCCATATTTCGATTTCAACATAACCAGATTGAGGAGCTGCCCAACATACACAACAGTATTCTTGATTGTCTTTGTCTCTACCGTAGACAAAAATTTCTCCTTTTTCAAGCAAATCCGTTGGACTACCGGCTCCTTGCCATCTACGTTGTAATAAATTTGAAAGTGTAGCCATTGAATTATTCTCCTTTAATCCATGTAATTCTAACTCCGCCGTTACCGCCTCTCATTCCCTGTGTCCTGAAATTCTCGTGACAATGTCCTAAATTCGGTCCTGGAAATCCTGGAGGAAAGGTATTATAGCAGGTTTGTATAGCGTCATAACAGAAACACAGATGATGTTTAGTATCTTCTTGGCTTCCAAGGTGGTGTCCTTCAACTCCACCGTGCCAGCGTCCTACAATTTTTTGATGATAATTGTCATAAGCACCTTGTGCTTTGTTGCAGCAACTACATGTATGGGTATGTCTTATATAGGCCTGTTTTTCTGAATAGTATCCACCAGGAACACTAATACAAGTCATATTACAACAATCTTCGTTATTAGGTAACTGTTGTCCATATGGCTTTTCTATTGATGGTCTAGCATTTTGATAAATATCGTTTTCACAAATTGTGTATTTTCCACATTGATAAACATGGGCCTGATGCATTTGACAGCAATTGTTGTAGATCGTGGCTTCACAAATGTCACCATTACCGCTCATATGCATATCTCCGCAATTATAATTTAGGTAATATGACTGATTGTTTATTAAAGCAATTAGTGAGGCTTCTCCACAATACCATCTACCTCCGTATCCTCCTTCCACACACAAGCATGAGCAACAAGAATCTGGGCAGCTACAACATTTATATTGCAACTTTAAACACACTGCTTGGCTACACATATTCTGACAGTTTCCTTGATAACAAGCAATACCTAACCTACCACAAATATAAGATCCTAAATAATCGTCACCGTTATAGCAAATATATTTTTTTGCATATGCTCCAGGATTAGGAGGCATAGTTGGCCCGCAACAACAATTACACGACGATGATCCGCCTGCACCCCATGCTTCTAGTATAGCGGTTCCTGGTCCAGGAGGTCTAAAGCAAATCTCTGGTTCATAATTATATTGATTATTTTGATACAGATAAACGGTGCCTTTTTCTAAAAGTGGATCAACCCACGATGTAATATTTCTTGCTTTAAGTAAAGCACTTAGATTAAAACTCATAATTTATCCTATTAGGCACATATTGCCCATTTACTATTACCAAGATTATCACTATACCATATAAATGTTACAGTTGCTCCTGGTAAATCTAAAACTACACTATTACCGCCATAGACCTGTATTCCGTTGCTTGTAATAGTAATTGTAGCACTGGTTGTAGCATAACCTACGTCAATTACCTGTATAATATCACCAGTTTGTATTGTTGAATCACTTGGCAAAGTTATCGTTACATTGCCTACTGCTGGATCAGTTTTCACCAATATACGTTCATTTACATTTGCAGTATAATTAGTTTCCTTGTATACTGTTATCATGTTTGTACTGTTTGTACTAGATACTGCTCTCGCCATTTATTTTTCCTTTTTTATCCTGAAATTGCCCAGTATAATGCACCTAATCCTCCAAATGCACCTGGTGCTTGATATACAATTAGTGTTGTAATACTGCCAGGTATATCAAGAAATATAGTAGAGTAATTCATTCCACTAGTGTCGTTCATAGGGTTGAATTGTGGTTGTGAATTTGGTTGATGTAGTTTTACTGGATAATCTTTTAATTTAGCCCCTACGTCTATAATCTGTAAACTATCGCCTACTGTGTCAGAATAGGGTAAGTTTATCGTAAAACTGCCATCGGATGAATCAATTAAAATAGTTTCATTAACCTCAGCAGTATAATCACTACGGATCACTGATACAGTATTATCTGATAAAGAAGGTCTATTTGTATATCTTCCCATTTATTTAATTTCCTTTTATACTTCGCTTTCAATACCATAAGCTACTGCACTAATCGGTGTTCCTGTTGTTGATACTACAAGTTTTTCACCAGCAGCTAAAACTAACCCAGTTCTTTCTAGTACACTTTTTGGATATACTTCAGTATCATATTCTATCCATTCGTCGTCAGTAGGTGTATCTACATCAGCTATTGCTAATCTTACACTAACAACAGAGTTAGATCTATTGCATAAGGATACTGTAGCAACTGTAAATGTAGATGCTGGCACAGTATATAATGTTGTATTTGTTGAGGCAGATGTTATATTTTGACTGCCTAATTTTCCAGAAGCCATTTTTTCTCCATTATGATTTCAAAAAGTAATTCATTGCAACTGGATATCCTGAAACTGTTTTTGTAAAATTTATTTTTGTTACTATACGGACATCGTTGTTTAAAACATTACTTATTTCATTACTAGTTATATTTATGTCTCCAGCTGTTATACTGTTAACATTTAATTGACTTGCTCCACTTCCTATTAAACTATTTATATAAGTTTTAATTGCTCGCTGGGTAGGTACTATGCTATCACTATTAGCTGTAAAAGTTCCATCTGTTGAAAATTCTGTAATAGTAGCGCCTGTTCCACCTAATGACAAGTTACCTAAAGTTAGTTCATTTAATCCTGCAAGATTAAATGATTCAACATTTAGACTAGCTGTTCCTGTTGCTTGCTCTACACTAAATAGTTCACCTACACGGAAATTTCCGTCTTGGTCAGTTGACGTGTAGAAGACCCTTCCTTCTCCAAATTCATTTGTTTCAACGGTTGGGTCTGGATCAATTAAAGGAGCATTAGGATAATTTGTATTTGTAAAATTACCAGTTCCTACATCTAGGAAATCATGCCCTGTTAGTCTAACTTGACTATATCTTATTGTAATATCAATTGTTTCACCATGATCAGGGGCATCTGAAATTGCTAGATCTGGGCTCATTTGCAGAGTTGCACTGTATGCAGGAGCAGATCCGGCTAGCTCACGTAATTGTACTAATTTATAGAATACTCCAGGATTGTTATTAATTTCAATATTTGCTCCTTCTTTTGGAATTTCTGTTAAATTATCTACTATTAAATAATTTTCATATTGATATTGATCTGCATATCCATCTCCTGTAACAGTTGCTGTTGCTGTACCATAATCTGTACCTCTATTACTCCAGGTAGGTTGTGTTAATACTCCATCACCTACTCTAACCTGATACTCACCGTCGTAAGTGTTGTTAGGATCAGTAATAGTCATATTAGGAGGACTCCCGCTGATATAACCTGTTCCAGGATCCCATATTAAAATTTTTATAATTTTATTATCTGAAACAACTGCCCTAGCTTTTGCTGAGTCTGCATATGTTCCTGCCGTAGGTAAATCAAACATGAGTCGTGGTTCAATGCTATATCCTGTGGTACTGTCTAGGACAGTTTCAATTGTTGTACCTGGTATAACATGATCCCAACCAGCCGTATCATCACTGTACTTTTTTACAGTTGCTATTTTATTGCTAGCGTTATATGTATCAATATATGCATATTGTCCAACTCCTTTACCGCTAGTTATCCAAATAGCCATTCCTATATATGCTGCACTTGAAAAAGAATCGGTATTAGAAATAATAATTTGCGTTTGGTTACCAGATTGGGCTACATTTTGACTATTAACATAACCTTCTCCGCCAAATTGTCCGGTTGTAGTGTTTGTATCTAATATCCTAACCCTAAAAACCCCGCCTGTAGAAACTACATTCACAGCACTTATTGATTCGCCAAATCCACCGCCAAAAATATCTATTGTAGTACCACCAGATGTATAATTAACACCGGCATTTTCATAAAACAAAGTTAATATTCCGCTACCGTCGGTTAATACATCGCCTATGATAGCTTCGGTACTTTGATTATTAACTGTTGCAGTAATTGCCGTTTCGGCAGGATCTGTGCCTTCTGCTACTACTCCATACGTACCATAAGAACTGTTACCATTTGTTGCTCGTATCTTACCGCCATTTTCTGCTAGATATCCTATGTGTGCATAATAACTAAACACCGAAACTAATTCAGCTCTGCCTAAATTTGTAATCCATGCGCCAATACCGTCGCTTATAATTTGAGTAAAATCATTAGCTACAATAGAATCATTACCTCCAGAATGTAAATCACCATCTACTTTAAGTCCAACACAAGCTTCGCCAAACGTTGTTACATTCTGCACATAAGGAGATCTTGTAATTATGTGAGTATCTACATCTGCAGGACCATATCCAGGATCTAAACTGGCATATGCTCCAGCAAGAGGCCTTTTTGTTCCATATGCATTTGCACTGGAAAGACCGTCTCCGCCTTGATCGGTGTCGCCATCGGTTTTACCATTGAGATTATCAACCGTGCAATTACGCAATCCTGCTCCATTTCGCAGATAGAACATATCTTCAAGTCGAGAACCTTTAATATCATTTGTTATAAATCTTGCTGCGGCTAATGATTTATTAGTTCCTGCATAAATCAAATCATATTTTACAGCATCTAACACTTTATCAATATTCCTGCTGTAGTCTGTCTGATTAACTGTTACAGTAACTGTCATAGTTCCTGTTGCAGTAGTAACTGATAAAGCACCTCCATCTAATTGATCTGCGATTTGTACAGTTGTGGCATCAACTATTGTTTTCACGTAATAAGTTTGATCTTGTACAATACCTCCAAAAACAGTGCCTGTAAATTTGACAGGCATTCCTGTAACCATCCAACTGGTATCGCCAACAGTTATGTTTGAGCTTACGTTATCAGTTGCAGTTGCTGTAGTTGTAAATTGATCAGCTATGTAAGCAAATGCTTCTGCTTTAAGGAATTCTCTGTTTGCTTCTATATTTTCAACTGAATATGTATAATCGGTTGCTGTATATGGAGTATTTGTTCCACTTAGCGTTGGTAAAACACCATTAGCGTTAATTTTAAAATCGATATAAAGATTAATTTTATCTATTAAATCTTGTGCTTGTAAGCCTACTGCTTGTGTTCCTGCTGGATGGGTTGTTACTGGATTCAGTGCATTTCCAGTAGTTTTTGTTATTGTCCCTGGATTTGTAACTATAAGTTCAATAATTGCAGAAAACCTACTTAGTACACTTCGAGTAATAGGATCATTACTTATGTGAGTTTTAGATCCCGCTGCATGAATCTTTGTGCTCCTTAATTCGTCACCTACGACAGCAGTATTTTCTGGTATTACAATTGGTAAAATTTCTTGTTGTAATCCTGTTAAAACAAAAATAGTGTTTGACGCAATTTGTTCAGCTACTAAATTATTGCTGGTTTGTAATGTTAAAGTATCTATTATAATGTTTAATAAATTATTAATAATACCTTGCGATTCGTCGTCTATTATATAATCAGTGTCAATTATTTGTGTAAAACTACTGTATGCTGTAGAAACTGGAACATTTTGTAGTATAGCTGGGATTGTATCTCTTAGGAATACAAGTGATGCAGCTAGTTGTTCATCTTCGTCGGCTATTGCAGCTATAAGATTACCATTATTGTCAAAATAACTAAGTGTAGCTAATCTTGTTTTAACATTTCCTCCATGACTTAAATCATACATTAATGCATCAAGTATTTGTCCAATATCTCTACGACACTTAGCAATGTCACTATTAGTAAATCCATCCCATATACTGCCTGCGGTAGCATTTGCAATCTGGTAGTTTACCCATTCAACTACTTCTTCTTGCAGGAAGCTTCGATTGATTTCTAATAAAAATTTAGCATCATAGTGTAAAATACCATTCAAAACATTGTATGCACAGTATTCTATCGTAGCATAAGGCGATGTCTCGCTTAGACCAGAAGCTTTTGTATCACTGCCTTTTTCGCTAGACACATAAAATATATTATTAATCTTGCCAAAATAATCCCATCTTGGTTCTATACCGTTACTAACAAGTACTTGGTTTTCTCTGCCAACAGGTAATCTTTCTTGTCCAGCTGATCCGTAAATTAATAAATCGCCTTGTGTTGTTAATACTTCTGTTTCAGTTCCGCCTACTAATAAATTCCAATGATTTCCAGCATTTGCCTGATCAGGTCTATTTAAAGCGGTGGTTTCATCGGAATCGTGCTCTAATACACAAATATAACTAGAATTTGCATATCTTACTGAGTCGCCAAGATCATAATGTACACCATCAGTCCATGCATCTTGCCACTCAATACCGCTGTTTAATTTTTCCCAGTAGGTAGTATTAGGTGGTCTAAATCCTTCATGCTTTTTAATACAGAGATAACTGTAACCACCAATACGTATAACATCGCCTTCTATGTATTCTCTCTGGGTGCTATCCCCGTCGTAATCTCCAACAAATCTAAAACCAGTGTTGAACAAATCCCAATCGCTGGTATTGTCAGACGGCTTTAATCCTTCGTTGTTGGTTACAGCAACATATGTATAACCGCCATAGGTTACAACATCTCCATGTTGGTAAAGTATCGATGGATCCCAACTGTCATCAAATTCTAAACCTTCAACAAATTGATCCCACTTTGATTCATCATCAACAAGTCTTGCCTGACTGGTATGATATACGGTACAAATCCATAATCCTCCGCCCCATTTAACGATATCATTAATTTTATATCGGAAATTAGATTGCCAGGTATTTTTATATTCTACGCCTTTATGATAATAATCCCATTTGGCTTGATCTGCTTCAAGTCCAAGTGTAATGTCTGCTGCAGAGGTATGCCCTGTATTACAAAGATATAACTGTCCGCCATATTTGACTATATCATTACGTCTATATCTATAGGCAGTTGTCCAGTCTCCTAACCACTCAAGTCCTTCGGAAAAAATTTGCCATTTGGCTTGATCTGCTTCAAGTCCAAGTGTAATGTCTGCTGCAGAGGTGTGTTCTTCAATACAGGTATAAACTATTCCGTTATATTTTGCAAGATCGTTAATTTTATAGCGGAAATTAGGTTGCCAATCGTTTTTCCAATCTAATCCTTCTATAAACAAATCCCATTTAGCTTGATCCGCTTCTAATCCTAAGGTTATATTTGCTGCTGAAGTATGCGCTGTATTAGCAACATAAAGATATCCACCATATTTGACTATATCATTTACTTTATAGTAGGTATTTGTTGTCCAAACGTCTTTCCATTCTTGTCCGTCGGATATTTTGTTCCAATGTTGTGGTAGATCAACATAAAAATCGCTTGTACTAGTATGTCCAACTACACAAACATATGTATTTCCACCATTCCTAATAATATCATCTTTATAATAAACTGTATTTATAATCCAGTCGTTTTTCCAAACAAATCTAATTCTACCTAATTTATACTCAGACATTTAGTGCTCCGATTTTAAAGTATTTATGACTTTTTAATATCATTTCTATTTACATAAACATTTGTGCTAGTAAGTGGCCTTTAAAACTTTTGATATTTGTTTTTGTAATAATTTTAATTTCATTTGTTGCAGATGATATTTCGTTATTTTGTATAATGATACTACCTGCACTCAAAATATTTGCAGTTGGATTGCTTCCTCCGCCGCCTATACGAGTATCTAAAAACGTTTTTATTGCTCGTTGTGTTGGTACAATCTCATTAGAATCAGCAACAAATTTGGTTTCTGTTGAAAACTCTCTTACAACAGCGTTAGTTCCGCCTAGTCTTACAGCGCCTAAACTTAATTCTGTTAATCCTGCTAGATCAAATTGTCCCGCATTTATTGTTACAATTCCTGTCGCTTGCTCAACAGCATATAATTCTCCAACTCGGAAATTTCCATCTTGATCAGTTGAAACATAAAAAACCCTGCCAAAATCACTCTCAACTACTTCATTTGCTGGTACAGGAAGATATGATCCTTGCTCTGCCTGTAAATATAAATCTGGATAATTAGTAGAATTTTTATTTCCAGTTCCGATATCTAAGAAATCATGGAAAGTTAATCTTATTTGACTGTATTCTGATCTAATTTGAACAGTAGTAAAATGGGTAGGAGAATTTTCTATATCAATACTAGGGTTTATGGTAATGCTGGTAATGTTATCCTGTGTACCTTCTATCCTAGTTATCCTATAAACGTCATTAATTCCAGCTATTAAAATATTAGCACCCGGAGACGGTATCTCTGAGATATTAGAAAACTTAATAAGACTGCCAGTCTGATAGATTTCTGCATAACCGTTACCTGTTATAGTTGCGGTTGCTGTGACATATCCAGTTCCTCTATTGGTAATAGAAGGTGGTCCTAGCACACCATTGTTTTTATATACAGTAAAGTTAATTGGTGTGGAAGTTAAATTATCATATACAGTCACAGTAGGAGTAGTTGTAAAATTACTTCCTGAATTATAGATAATGAATTTTGTAATTGTTGAGCCAGATACTATTGCCCTGATTTTAGCTCGTATACCCGGTACAACAGAAACATAGTTTGCACCATTGCGTAAATTAAATGCATTGTCCCAATAAGCTACAGTTGAACTATTTGGTATAATAATATTAGTCGTATACTGGGTACTGTCATTGTCAAATGTACGTATTGTAGCTAGACTTTCGCCTATACCAATTGTGCTGCCTGTCCCATCTGGTATAGTATTTTGTGTTGCTACATAAACACCATTTCCATAACTTATGTTTATGTATTCAATGTTTTCTTGTGTCTTATGTAAAGTCCACCCTACATTAACATCTGTCATTTCTCCAATATAGTGTGTACCTTTGTCGTCTTCTAAACCAGTACAAATAAACTTATTGTTAATAAAAAATATCTTTTTATCTTTATCTATTAGATTTATTGTATCTGAAAAAGTACCGTCATACCAAAGTCCGGCTAGTTCCCATGCATATGCGTTGTAGTAAGATACAACAACAGGTATATTATCATCATCTGGATATGCCGGCCATGCTAGCGCCCAATCTGTTGCTATATAAATCCCATTACGTTCAAATCCGTGGCTAAAATCGGCTATATTAATAGGAGTGTTCGGGGTAGTAACTACTCCTTGAATGTTATAATAAAAGGCATTAGTATCTTCAAAATACAAGTTGTTATATCCGTCAAATAACTTAATCTCATATTTTGCAAGGGTGTCTATATATTTCCAACTCCAATGAACTAAACTACCATCTGAATATTTCAGTGTATAATAAAAATTAGTCGGGACGCTCTGGTAAGATGGATTAGGCCCACCAAATATTTGTATTGTATAAGATGCCTGAAAATGCAGCATAATTTTATAATCTGTTGGATCTAGTTCATTACTTTCGTTATGGATAATTTTTGCGTGTACTAAGCTTATATTGGACACGGTAATTGCGTTAGCATTATCACTGATTCCATTTTCCCAGGGATTAAATGTATATGATGTATTAGTTGATTTATTTAATATTGTGATATTCCAGTTTGATCCTACGCCAGTGCTTCTGATCCAGGCATAAGCTAATCCATCGGCAGATATTACTTCTGTGTCCCAACTTGTTATTCCATTAACCGTTGTCTGGGTAAAATCTGGCTCGTCAACTGTTACTTTTGGTTCTATAGAATATCTGGTGTCATTTGATAGTATAGGTTCTATAGGCCATTCTGGAGTGAAATGATCCCATCCGGCTAATCCGTCGCTTTCTCTGCTAACTGTGGCTATTTTTGTTACATCGTCATATGCTATAATTTCTGCGTATTGCCCTATTCCTACACCAGAATTTATCACTATCCGTTGTCCGACATAATCTGCTGCTGTACCATCGTCTCCTGTTGCTAATCTAATTTCAGTTTCGTTACCACTTCTAGCATAGTTTTGTACTAGGGTATAATTTTGTCCGCCAATATTTCCATTACTATCTGGTATGATACGTATATTGCTGATAGCATTGTCTCTAAATTGATTTATAGAAGCTGCAGCATTTACACCTGTGCCTGCAAAAGAAATAGATGCCGAAGAATATCCTTGTCCTGCATGTTCATAACCAACAGATAAAATTTCTTGATTGATAATATCATATGAAAGTATTTGGCCTACGATAGCTTCATTATCTATATTATAAATCCTACCTGTAATAGCGATTTCTGTTGGATTATATCCTTCACTAACACTACCATAGTTTCCATACGAGTTGTTGCCATTGGTAGCTCGTAGTATACCACCATTTGTTGTAAAATAGCCAATATGACAATAGTATGTAAAAACAGAAACTAATTCTGCTTTTCCTAAATAATTTGCCCATATACCAATACCGTCAGACAATACTTGGGTAAAATCATTTGCTACTATTGATCTATTGCCATTATCATGCAATGTTCCATCTATCTTTAAACCAATACATCCAGTACCAAATGTAGTAACATTTTGTACATATGGAGACCGGGTTGTAATATGTACTGCTGTATCATTTGGTCCTAAACCCGGATCTAAACTTACATATGCTCCTGCGGTTGGTATTTGAAATGTTGAAGTTTGTGAATTTTGTAATGTTCCTTGCAGTCCTTGCAATGTCAAATTACGTATACCTGAACCGTTCCGTACGTAAAACATATCGTACGTTTCGTATCCTGCTGCTGGCATGATCGTGGTGCCACGCAATTCATCTCCTACGATAGCGCAATTTTTAGGTACGATTAAAGGCAAGACCTCCATATATACGCCGTGTTTTACAAAAACAGTTGTATTGTATTGATCTAATCCATTACTAATAATTTGATCAACTGCATGTTTTACTGTCCTAAAAGAATTTTCTAATGATAAACCCGTGTTAATTGTATCATTACCTTTTAACGTTACGTAAAAAATGTAATCTGAATCATTCGCTGACCAAACTGTATCGCCATTTTTAACAGTTAGTATTTTTCCAGTTGTATCGTAAATAGGTAATCTATTTGGACTGGTAGTATATACTTTAAGATCACCCCGTTTTGCCAAATATCTGTTAGCATTTCCCTGTATAAAAACTATCCAGTAAGTATTACTAACATCTAGGTCAGGTCTTGCATTTGATGCAGTTGATTGGTGCCTGTTTATACATCTATATGCAGTTCCTTTGTATAGAACAATATCACCTATAAAATATTCAACTGTATTAATATCTTCCCATTCTGCTCTATAAAAATCCTGATCAACAATTAACTTCCAGTTGTTAATATTACTATCAGTATAATATCCTAGATTATCCTGTATGCAAACATACAAACGTCCATTGTTCCTAACAACATCACCTGTGCGGTATTGAACACTGTTTTGCCAGTCCCCTACTAATTCGTATGCACGGTAAATTAATTCCCAATCGCCGGTGTCTTGTTGTAAAAGATTTACACTTGGTACGGAATTAACGTTATTCTGTAGTGCGATATATGGATAACCACCATAATTAACAATGTCACCTTCGGTGTATTCGACTGCAGGATTCCAATCCTTGTCGAACTCAACACCTGGGACAAAAATATCCCAGTTTTGATCAACATCTTCTCTAAAAATTGTGTCAGAAATATGATTTGTTTTAGATTTCCATAATGCTCCACCAATTTTTATGATATCAGATATTTTATATTTGAAATTGTCGGCCCATTCTCCTTTATATTCGATACCTTCGTGTACAATTTCCCATTTAGATTGATCAGCTTCTAAACCTGCATTAATAGTGGATGAACTTACATGATGTTGTGTGCATCTTAGTGTCCTAGCACCGTACTTAACAATATCATCTACGTAATATCTAGTAGCAACAGTCCAATCACCTCTCCAATAATCTGCCCTAACAACAACAGTCCATCGAGATTGATCAAATTCTAATCCAAGTATTGGATCATTACTAGATTGATGTTTTTCTGTACAAAGATAAACAATACCATTATTCGTTACTATATCTCCTAAATCATAGTATGTACTCACTGTCCATTCATTTAACCAGTTATAACTTGTTGCAAATATTTTCCAATTTGCTATATCTGGAATTGGTCCAGCATCTGCATCTGCGTTACTGGTGTGACTAACTGTGGTTTGATAGAGATATCCTTCCCATTTAATAATATTATCTTCAGCATAAAAAGTACTAGGTTGCCATACATTTTTCCAGGTGTAACCGTCGTGCAACAATTCCCAATAGCTGTTATATTCAAAATAAATTTTATTACCTAGATCATAACTGTTAGGACTAAAATAAAATAGTTCTTCAACATCGGTATCAGGTATCGTAACATAAACTTTCCTTACAGCATCAACAGTAAAGCTATCCACGTACTGTTGTTCAGTTACGGCAACAGCATCAACTTCATAAGAGATTCCAATTTGATGGGCTAAACTTCCATTTAATGAACCGTTTTTAATTATACTAAACAGGAAAGGATTAGCAGTATTATTAAAAGTCCTATTACTGCTATCAGATTGATCAAATATGTATGTCCTGCTGGACAGTAATTCTAAACTTGGATTTTCTATGCCGTTGATATAAAAATGTCCTTGTGGATTGCTGTTTATAGTATCTGGTCCAACTGTAATTGTAAATGCTTGAGTTATCTTAGTTGCATAAAAATCATCATAAAAATCAGAGCGAGATCTGTGTCCAATTGTTGAAACAAATGCCTTACCATCATAGTATACAATATCATCTTTGATATAACTAATGTTTGGATACCAATTTCCCTTCCAGTTAAATCTTATTCTGTTAATATTAAAATTTTGCATGTAAAGTCCTATTTTTAACCTAAACTAGATGAGTTTTCATCATATTTGTGAGTTTGATTTATTTTTGCAACTAATTCGCCTTCATCATTAATATAGTAATTAATATTTGCTGAATCAAATCTGTATTGTTCGTATTTTAAGTTTTTATATAGTAAATTATGATAAATTGTCCTACCTTCAAAAAAATTCTGACCTTCTCTAAATCCAAGATAGTTTTCGTCAGGATTTCCAGGAGTGTTAATCTGAACATTAGCATTTTTGTCTACAGCATCAATTTTTCCTACAAATAACTCACCGTTTTTTGTCCTTCTTAATCCATAAAAATATCTGTTACTAACTGATTCAATTACTTGATCTGATGATTGTCCTACATAATATGTCATTTTTTATCCTTATACAATTTCTGCATAACTTAATACTGCATCTATACTATCACTTTCGTCTGAAACAAAATAAAGTTGATTTTCTGGCTCTAGCACTAATTTTTCACCGCCTGCAAGTGCTTTCAAAGTACTATTAGCAGGTAACATTATATTTTTTAAGTAATATCCTTCTACACTTGTACTATCGTGTATTGTAATTGTACAATAAACTACATTATCAATTAAATTAGATAAATTTATACCTAATATGACTGCTCTAGTCCCTGGATTGGTCTCTACTGCTAAAATTGGCACTGTTCCAATATCTTTAATTATTGTGTTTTTTAATGTTGAAGCCATGTTTTATCCTAATATTAATACGTTTTCAATTGCTATTTCTTCTGCTTGTGCTCTGTTAACGGCTCCGGTTTGGCCAGCAACAGGTAACCATTGTGTTCCAGTATATATTTCACAATAAATTCCTTGACTATTATATCTTAACATTCCTACTTCTGTATCTGCTTGCACAGGTCTTGTTGGATTTCCTCCATGTGGTATAACTAATCCAAATGTTCCAGCAAATTTTACATATCCGTTATTGGTGTTTATAAACTCTGTGATACTACCATTTACAGTGTTAGTAATTTGATTATTTTTTATTGTAAAATTATCAATAGTAACCTTGCCTGTGCCTAATGCATTAATTTCAAGATCAGTGCCAGCAGTATTTGTTGTAATAACATTATTATCTATTAAAACTTCATCTACGAGTAGCCTGTCAACTCTTAGCCTAGTTTGATCTATATCTGCTATGGTGTTTCCAGCAACAATAAATCTTATTGTATTATCATTCGCCCCTTGAGTTAATTCGGCTGTAATTTTGGTATCCCCATCTACATCTTCTACACCATGTAATTGTATCCAATAATTTCCATCATAACCTTCAAAACGATTTAGTTGAGAATTAAATCTTATTTGTCCACTTTGCACACTTGGTCTATCGGCAGTAGTACCAACTGGTAATCTAAGAGCTTTATTAGAATCAATAATCGCAATACCATTACCTGGATTGATATTGATTTCATTAATTGAACTTATCGTACTGTTGTACAAGTTTAAATCATCAATCTGTATTGACCCTGTACCATTTGCTCTTAATTCTAAGTTTGAATTAGAATCTAACGTTGTGATATAATTTGTGTTGATTTCAATATTATCTACTAAAACTTCATCTGTGAATAATTTTGACCAAGTATTTGACAAACTTCCTAAATTATATGTACTACCATAAATAGGAACAATGTCACCTTGAATACCTGCTAGTATACTTATGGTATCAGTAACTTCTCCGCCTAATGTTAAATTTCCGCCAATTGTTAAATCACCATCGATATCTAAATTACCAAAAATATTAACATTGTTTTTTAGATTTATTACATCACTGTACGCATCTAAATTTATGTCACCTGCTACGCTTGATATTGTATTAGTTTGAAATCGTAAATTACCAGTATCTATTTTTTCGCCACTAATAAAAGTTGTACTACCGTTTGTTGTAAATGTTATGCCGTTTGTTACATCTATATCTAAATTATTAGTTGCAAATGAAATTGCGCCACTTTCTTGATTAACATAAAAGTATTCGCCTACCCTAAAATCGCCTTTATGATTAACAGATGTATAGTAAATTTTTGCGTTATTTAATTTAGTTATTTCTCTTGTTTGAATCACCGTAATAGGATCATTAGTAACTTCTTTTCCGTTTCCGATGTATGCTAAATTGTGACCTATCGCATAAATTAAAACTCCTGGTCCGTCACCATATAATCCATAGTTTCCATATATAGACGCAGACCCTATCATACGTATTTCAGCACCAAACTCTCTATAATCAACTAGTGTTAATTCTGTCGCTGTTGCACCACCGCTGAATCTTATATCTTGAGCATAAATAACATCATCTTCAATAGCAGTATCAAATCTAAGCATTAAAACTGTTTCAGCAGTAACTGTTAATTGGAATGTTGGTGCAGTAAAATTACTTGTATACGCAGCCTGACCTTTTATTACCCTAAAATCATCAAAAAATGCATTACATCCATTGGCTCCGTCAAACCGAGCTCCAATTGTACATGGTTTTGTACTACCATAATCATTAGTATCTGTATAGGTTACGCCTACTTGAGATCCATTTACATACAATCTTGTGTTACCATTATCTCTAACAAGTGCTATATGATACCATGTATTACTGCTTAAAGATGTTCCAATAATCCTAGACGAATTATACACATAATATTGTAGTTGTCCTCCATTGGAAACATAAACAACCGGTGAAATGTCTGCGACATTACCCGATCTAAAATCAAAAATTTGTTGATTATCTATAAGATCATTCAAATAAATCCATGTTTCTACAGTAAAGTCTCCGGTTCCGAACCCAAAATCGTCATTTGCATCTATACTTAAATAATCGCCTACACCGTCTAGTTGTAGGCTCCCTATCCCATATTTTTTTGTTGCGGTGTTGATTTGTGCATCGCCGTTTATGACAACAGTTTTTCCTCCTCTAACATCTGGTTCTAAAAATTCTCCTGTACCTTTATTAGTTAGAGAAATTTTTCCATCAATGTCAATACTGTCTATAGTTCCTGATGCAAGTAATGTTGTTCCGTCTTGATCATAGTAAGATATTGTTTCGCCTACGGTATATGTTCCTGATAATCCGTCAACTCGTAATTTTGTTTTTCCAATATTATATTTTCCATTTGTTCCATCAAATGCATTAACACTTTTATCTGCAAAATAAGTAAAACAATTTAACCATTCAATCCTTACACCATTAGTTGCATTTACGCAATTAACGCCAGGGCAAATGAAAGTTGCACTGTGAAACAACATGCTGGCTTCATTGCTATTAGAATTAACAACGCTACCATCTGCATATACTCCTTTACCTGCGTCTCCTGTATTAAAACCTCTAGGATCTTCTGCAGTTGTTGAGCTGCCTTCGGTTATTACAGTTACATTCCTTATGTAAGGACTACGTGAACTTACTAATACATTTGAAGCAAACCGGAAAGCATGACCTGTATTTGCTACACTGTTATAATAAAATCCAGTTACAGTTAAATCTTCTAAAGTAGTTTCGCCATTTAACAGGAAAGCATCTTGATCATTTGTACCTTCTGTAGGTCTAATTGAAACTGATCTTATACTATGACCTTTTACACTAACGCCAGTAGGCACAATTAAAGGAAAAATTTCTGTGTATACACCTGGATATATGTGTACGGTATCTCCGCTAGAAGCTTGAGACAACGCATGTTTTATTGTTAAAAAAGGATCCTGAGGATGTGTTCCTGTGTATGAATCATTGCCATTTTCAGCAACATAAAAAATATTTCCTTGTTGTAGGATAGGATTTATTGAACTAATTGTTGCAGAATTTACAGAAATGTTGGTTGAAAATAAATTTTGTGCAAAAATATTACTCCACTCATTTCCTCCTGTTGTAGGATCACTTCCTAAAGAATATGTATCATTTAGATCAGGAATAACATTACTTGCTATTTCAGAATTGAATACTATATTGTCAGTGTTTGCATCGCCGATTGTAATGTTTCCATTTGCGGTTATATTTCCTGTAGCATGTATATCTCCATCTACATCCATTGATGCAAATACTTCAATAGTACCTGTTCCAGCCGCTTCTAACTCTAAATTAGCGTTAGAATTTATTGTTCTTATAATATTATTTTCTACTTGTATACTGTCAACAATTAATTTTTTTTGATATACAATATTGTCAAAACTATTAAGATATAAAACAGAATCAGAAGTAGAAATAGAATTTTCTTTTATTTCAATGGTAGCTATATTAGCAGAATCAGATATTTGAGAATGAAAAGATTTTACAGTTCCATTTACATCTAATTCAAATTGAGGATTGTTATTATTAACGCCTATTTTTTGATTATTAACATCTAAATATAGTAAATCAGTCTCAAATGCTAAATTTATTCCATTTCTTTCTAGATTATCTTTTAATAGCGGTCCAGAAATTCTTCCTACAGGCACAGTTTCTCCTACTTAACTGAGAATAATATTCCCATAAGTATATTTATCTTAACCATAAATTAAAATTATTTCGTCAACTATTTCTGCCATAATATCTGCATCTATCGGAATGTCTTCTTGACCTTGGGCTAGGATCCAGTTAGACCCTGTAAATACTTCAAGATTATCAATGTCAGTATTAACACGTAATTCGCCTATATAATTTGTTGTGCCTCTTGAATTGGAATCTCCAGCTGGAATTACTACACCATTTGTTCCTATAATTTTACTATATTTTGTAGTATTATCTATTATCAATCCGTTTGTGCTTGTGTTTGATATTGTATTGTCTTTAAATAAAATATCTGATACGTTTATACTGGCATTTAAATTAGATGATAACAAAATATTAGTATTGGTGTTTTTACTGGTTATATAATTATCATCTATTATCAAGTCGTCTATTTCTAACTTGTTGATGTTTAATTGTTGATTATCAATTGTGCCTAGTAAATTATTGTCTGTTGTAAATGATAAAAAATTACTAGTTGGATCTGCAATTACTTTAGTCTGTTTATCACTACTGTAAACTCCTGCTAATACTATTGCATCATTATTTCCAATTACTTCAAATAAATTATCATCGTTATTAAACTTCATATAACCAGCAGACACAACACGATCGTTTGTTGAACCTATTGGTAAAATTAAAGAACCAGTGCTTATTATGTTAACATTTGAATTTGAAGATAATGTGAAAGAATTATTTATTGTTTTAATGTTTTTGCCATTAATATAAATATCTTCTAGTACAATGTCGCCTGTTCCGTTTGTTCTTAATTCTAAATTAGTATTAGAACTAGTTGTAGTAATGTAGTTATTAGTAATAGTGATATCGCTAATATTAGCTTCATTTAAAAATATTTTTTTGTATTTTTTATCTGCAGAACCTATGTTGTAAGCCCCACTATTAGTTGGTATTAAATCATTGTTAAATTCTATTTCTATATTTAAAATATCTGTTGGCGTAGTTCCAAACGTAACGTTTCCGCCAGACATTGTTAAATCATTAGTTAGATCCAAGTTTTTATAAATGTTCGTATTGCTTTGAAAATTTAATATTTTAGTTTGACTATCAAGTATTAAATCTCCTGCAAGTGTCTTAATATCATTGTTTTGAAAAATAAAATTACCAACATTTATTTTTTCACCATCAATAAATATTGTCTGATTATTGGTGGTTACAGTTAAGCCTGTTAAAGAACTTATTGCTGTTTCATCAATAGTCAAACTAGTTGTGTTAGTAGATTGATCTACAAAGAAATTATTTCCTACTGAAAATTTGCCTTTATGATCAATTGCTTGATAATAGACTTGTGCATTGTTAGATTTTACAATTTCATTTGCACTAATAACTTTAGTAGGATCGTTTGTAACATCAGTTCCAGCGCCAATGTAAGCAAGATTATGATTGATAGCATAAACTATAACCTCATTGCCATCGCCTACTATACCATAATTTCCATATATGTTAGCACTGCCTATGCTTCTAATTTCAGCACCATAGTTTATTGTGCTACCGTCTGTGCTAAGATGTCCTGTGGTACCATTGTATGCATATATTCCACGATTAGCAAAATATGTAAACGAATTAAGCCATTCAACTCTCGCTCCATTAGTTACAGTTAATGCATCTGTATTAGGAGTTAAAAACGTACAACTATGAAAAAGCATACCTGCTTCTTGACTATTAGCATTTACATCAGCACCGTCTACTAATGCACCATTGGCACCATTTATTGTAGTAATTACTGTTACATTTTGGATATAAGGACTTCGGGTGGTTATTAAAGTATTGGCAGCGAAGCGAAAAACATAACCACTAATAGTATCTTTAATAGTTAAATTTTGTATGGTAGTTTCACCGTTAAGTAAAAATACATCATTACCTTCATAACC